GCGGTATGGTTGCGGGTTCCGATGGTTTCCTGGCAAATCGTCGCTGGAATGTTTGCTTTTGGCATCCTCTGCTTTGGTCTTGCCTCGATTCTTTATGTAGGTTTTCGGTTTTTAATGAGCATTTTAAATGTCGAGCTCGAGATTGCCAGAGCTTTACAGGGGGCGCGGACAACGCTTACTGCCCACGGGGTGGCTACTGAAACACAGGAAGGGAATTTTATCGCGTCAGACGACGAGAAACTTGCGCAGATGGAGGAGATCAGAAAGCTGAAAGATTCTGGAATGATTAAGGATGAAGATGTAGCTGAGTTCATGCGGCACGCCTATGGAGGGAGTGCCATCAACAGAGACGACGAGGATATTTAATAGAAACTGACGACGGTTAGTTTCCAAGATCACTGTACCACTTGGGTCGCTGTGCAACCGCATGGCGACCCGTTTTTATTTATGCGAAGCGAAATCTCCCGGAAATTTCCTCATGTCGTTGAGCTGGTAGAGTACATGGATGCGATGCTTGAAGAAGCCGACGGAGATATCTCGTTGGTTTACGATAGCCTTACTCCTGGGGACATTTCTGCGCTCGACACCGAATTAAAGCGAGTCTCCGGGAACGATCCCGTCAGCATGCGGTACTATCTCGAAAACTACCATCTCATCAACACAAAAGGAGAAAACGAGCCTCCCCGGCTGCAAACTCTTTCACCGTTTAAAGAATCGCAGGAGATCATCTGGCAGGACTTCATCTATTGCATCGACAATAAAATCCCGGTCTGGTGGATTTTGCTTAAGGCCCGGCAAGTTGGCTGGTCGACGCTAATCCAGGCGATGATCTTCTACCGGACGATCTTTAATCCGAACATGACAAGCTTGGTGATTGCGGACGAGCGCGTGCGCAGTGGCTGGATCTTTGACATGAGCCGCTTAGCCTACGACTATCTTCCCTACTGGATGAGGCCCGAGATGCAGTACGAAGTGAAAGGGGATCATGTCAAGTTCGATCGCAAGGACTCCGAAGAGCGCCGTAGGAATCCCGGTTTGCGCAGTACCCTTTATTGCGACGCTGCCAACAAACCATCGGGTTCAAGTCGGGGCATGACGTTGCACTGTCTTCACGCCAGCGAGATCAGCCGCTACAATAACCCTCGAATTATCTCCTCTGATATCATTCCCACTGTCCCGCGGAACAACCCCTTGACGATTGCCTGCCTCGAGGGAACGGCTGAAGGACGCAACTATTTCTACAAAGACATGTGGGAATCTGCGATGAGTGGTAGAAGCAAGCGCTGGCGCCCCTTGTTTACCGCCTGGTGGCAGGAGAAAACCTATTTTTTGATGTTTCGGGATGAGGCGGAGAAGGCGGCTTTCATACCAAACGAAGAAGAGCGGACGTTAATTTCCAAGATTCAGGACGAGTACAACTATCCGCTAAGCATGGAACAGCTAAACTGGCGGCGGGATCTCGGCCAATTCTTCGAGGACACAGAAAAGGACTTCGATAAGGTGGAGCAGGAATACCCCAGTTTCCCGGAGTCGGCCTTCAGGATCAGCGGACTTTGTTTCTTCCCGAAGAAGCGGTTAATGATCATCGAGAAGCGCGACGTCCGCAAACCAATCTGGCAGGGCGAACTCAAGGCAATTAAGCGCGATGGGAAGGAAATTAAGCAGTTTGTTCGGTTCGTGGATCCTGAGGAAGCGTATCTTTGGGTTTGGGAGTTTCCGAAAACTGGGGATATTTACTATCTTGGTGCCGATCCGGGTCATGGCGTAGAAGGCAAGGACTACTCGGCTATATCGATCTGGCGGATTCCAAAGCATCCATTGGAACCCTACTCCCAGGTAGCCGAAGTCCAAGGCTTCATCAATCCCACGGAATTCTCGAAACTGATCGCAATGTTGGGCGAATACTACAACAACTGCGAGGTTTCCCCGGAGTGCAACACGATCACGACGGTCATCACGGACTTGCTGCACGTTCACGAGTACCCGCAAATCTATCGTTGGCGCCGGCATGATAAAACCAAGGGCAAATTTACCAACTACTTTGGTTGGGAGACGAATCGGAAGAGCCGAAACTACATGATGGATCGTTTCCGGTCTCTTATGCTCCAGGACAAGATCATCATTAAGTCGCGCAGATTGATTGACGAGTGCTACTCGTTTGTGGATGATGATACCGGACGTTTTGAATCCTCAGAGGACACAAACGATGATTGTCTGTTTTCGGCCATGATCTGCGTGACCTGCATGCTCGACTTTGACCCGACGCTGGTTGCGCCTTTGTCGATCAATCAAGAGGGCGAAGACTCGGACTCCAGTAAGCCAAAGGGCGAGCATCACAACACAGACTATAGTTTGTTCGACGAAGAGGAAATGATGGATAATAGCGAATTCTCGCGTCTCTAAAAAAGGAGAGTAAAGATGAATCCAAATGAATATAAGGGAGACCCGCAGACTCCACCTGTGCGCGTTGCGGGAAGTAAGGCCGCGGTTGAAGTAGCTGAGGAGGCTGCACCGAAATACCCCCGACCAGTTTACGACGACACAGAATTACGCAAGGAAATTGCGAACCTGAGAGCTGAGATTCTGAAGATGCAAGCTGTTCAACTTGAGCCGCCACCGCGCACTGATGGGATCTACGCTCATATTTTCGGAGAGGTCTACTGCCCAGAGTGTGGTTTGAAGTTAGATGGTGTTTCAGCAACCGGTCCAAAGCCTCAAATTTACACACACACGTTCGCGACGGCTCCGCGACTTGGTGGGATTCAATGCAAATTGAAGGGAAAAAAATTCCTGCCATCAAGAAATTTCTTGCAATTCGTATAGGTTAGGCTTTAGCTTGTATCTGCGAAAAAAATCTACACCGGGTGAGCGACGGTTCATCTGGTCCCCTAGTCATGACTAAAAAGGTCGCTGTGCACGACGCAGCGATCTTTTTTTTTGGCTCGAGAATGGTCACCCCGGCTGAATGGATCTCTGAGAAAACCAAGGAAGCCAAGAGCGTTGTGGCTGCTAATCCCGACGATGAGCGTCTCAAAGGCGAGATGAAAACCGCTGAGCAGGAGCGCAATTTTCGGGAGCGCAATTACTTTGGTAACCCTCAATCAAAATTCCAAACCAAAAAACCAGTTCCTATTCGACTTAAGAGCAGCAAAATTGTGTCTGGTCGGATAGATCTCGGTCGTGGACGAGATTAATCAAGGAGACCGTATGGCAGAGAAATGGATGCAGAAGGCTTTCGATGCTCATCCGGGACGGCTGCACCGCGCACTAGGGGTTCCAGAAGGCGAAAAGATTCCAGAATCAAAAATGGAAGGCGCTGCCCATAGCAAGGACCCGCACATGAGGCAGATGGCCAACTTAGCGGCAAAGGGCAAACGCTACGGAGGCGGGGGGCGACATAAAGGCCGGTCCAAAGGCCGATAACGAAAGGGAGACTTATGCCGAATGTGAATGAGCAGGTTGAGGCTCCGCCTCAAGAAGTTATTAGCACCACGCCTTGTCCGAGCTGCTTGGCAGCGGGCAAGCTGAATATGCTGAAAAATCGGGCTGGAAGATTTGAGACCTACTGCGACGCGAATCACAAGTGGCCAGATAGCGAGGACTTGAGGGCGGCCGTCGAAGCCGCCAAAAAAAAGCATCCGGATAAATTCCCGGCTGCCGCAACTCCAACGGAAGCAGAACCGACACAATTCTTCACAGTCGATCGCACAACCAAGTTACTGCTCGAGCAGTTGACCGGTCAAACCATCAATGGGGCTTCTGAGCTAAAAGGAATTGTCTGGGGGCTGGTGACTGAGGCTAAGGATGCCAGAGAAGAGGCGAACAAAGCTAAAACCCAGGCCATAGCGACTGCTATGAAATTCCAGAAGACCCAGCCCGGCGTACCTGTTCCTGTCGTTGCTGGCGAGGGTCAATTTACACTTTCGGTTCCGGAATGTTATATGGAATCCGTCATCGAGCAGGCCAACTACGAGCAAAAGGATGTTCAGCAATACCTCCAGGAGCAGTTAAGTTCCTATCTGGAGAGTTTTTTCACGGTGAATCCCCCAAGGGGGTAGGAAATGCCACCGGTGGATCGCAGGAAGGCACAAAAAGAAAGTTGGCGAACCTGGTCCAAAAACAAGATTGTTCGCGCCGTTCTGATGTGGACTGGATTGATCTTGCTGTCATGGTTGAATGCTACCAACTTCGATAAGACTGAACTGAAATTCCTTGCTCAAGCTGTGGGGATGTGGGTACTTCTCAATAAAGCACTTCCAGATTAGGATTTTTCTTTATGCCGAGATGGGATTTTGAATGTCCGAAGTGTAAGCATATTGAGATGGATGTCACCGGCTCCAACGCGGAATTCGAGAAAATCCGTCCGCAACATTGCGGCGCCCCGATGGAACTGGTTTGGTTAAGTCCTAATCTGGCTACCAAGGCATTCGAGGCCTTTGTGACAACACATATTGACCCGGACGGGAAACCTCTCCGGGTTGGTTCACAGTCAGAGCTCTCCAGGCTTTGTCATCAGCACGGCTTAAATCAAGTTGACGACCCCGGGGTTGAAATGACAGAAGGGAAACTTTACAAGATTCCAAAAAAGGTAACCTACTTCACATAAATTTATGCCTGGTGTCATTCTCCAAACCGAAGCTATTAAGATCAGCAACAAGGGTGGTGGCATCAGGCAGGAGCGCGAAGGTAACATGATTCGCGCTGGCAAGGTAACGGGTTCCGACTATGTTATTTTTATTTGTCCTCACTGCGATCACCGCAACAATCGTTGCATCTATGACGCGGATTACGCTCATCGTGGCGTATTAGCCTACAAGTGCAGGATGTGCCGCGGAGATGTTGAAGTCAGCCGTCTCAAGGCCGATCTGAAGAAAGATTACGGTCGGCCGCTAATTGTCAGTCCAGAAGAATTCCAAAGGGAGCAAAAAAAGAATGCCAGGAGCGCAGATAGCCCAGTTCGCGACCGCTAACGTCGGGAGCTCTCACCCCTACGATCTGCTCGAATTCAGAGTTGATCTGACCGAAGATCAGATTAAGCAGCGCCGCCAGGACTGGTGTAATGCTTCCTTCGAGGAAGCCCAGAACTGGCTGATGCGCTCTGAAGAAGCTGTTGAAGTCGATAACTACATTAGTTATCTCATGGGCAAGCAATGGCCAACGAAGCGGCCATCCTATAAGGCAGCCCCTGTCAATAATCTCTTGCTCCGCAGCATGGAGCAAACCATCGCAACCCTAACCGATATCCGGACCGCTTACGAGGTAGTCAGCGAGAACAAAATCTGGGACGAACAAGCCCAAATGCTGACAAAAACCGCAAAGTCCTGGTGGGTCAATCAGAACATTGATCTTCAGTTGGGCATGGCAGTTATTCACGCCTACATCACGACTGGGTTTCTCAGAATCGTCTGGAACTCAAGGCTCTACAACGGCAAGGGCGATTTTCAGGTCATCCCCGAAAATATAAACGCGATCCTTCCCATTGGCCAGCCCACCATGGATTTGCAGGACTGGGAAGGCGTCATATACACGAGCGCTCGCCCCTTAGCTTGGTTCAAGAGAAAATACCCTGATGCCTGGTACAAGGTAAGACCCACCCAACAACTTTCTACCTACACAAAAAATATCGCCAAGCCAGCCTTTATCGGGAAAACAGCCTTCAACATGCTCTCGCCGCAGATGCAGCGTGCTTTAGGTGGTCGTCCACAGTACGGTGAGAGCGTCGTGGCACAGGCTAAGTATACCGAATTTTGGCTCCAGGACTACTCTCTCAACATCTCGAAGAACGATATCCGGATGGGCCTCGAGAAGAGCAACTGGTTTTACATCGTCAAGCCGGGTGAAAGGCTTTATCCCCGCGGGCGCCTGATCATCACTGGTGGAGAAGATTTCCAGACGATGTATGACGGCCCGAATTTTCACTGGCACGGTCGCTATCCATTTATCTGCATTCGGCTCAAGCCCGTTCCCTGGCAATTCCACGGTGTTTCGGAACTGCGCACCAAGATCCCGCTACAAAATATTGTCAATCACATTTTAGCCGGGGTCCTCGACATGGTGAAGAAGGCGATTAACCCGCCGTTGCTATTCCCATCGAACGCCTTCAGTACGTCGATCCAACAGTCGATGGACCCATCGATGCCAAATTCAAAACTGGCCTACAGCCCCCAATCCGTTAGTCCTCCTGCATACGCCAGGCCCCCTGAACTGCCGAGCTGGATCTTCAACACGATGCAGTATGCGGAGCAGTCCTTACAGGATGATTCCGGCTTGCTCGACCTTCCTGGCATGGCCCGCAAGAAAGTCTCGCCGGCTGGCGACACACTTTCGCAGCTCAAGGAGAACCAGCAGACCATCATGCGCCTGCGCGGCCGTCACATGGAATATGCGATCGCGGAGCTGGGCGAGCAGATGACGACAAATTTCCTACAATTCT